CCAACATTCAAGGATTAGTAAGAAACTTATGTGAAACACTCTCACATTAGTTTCTTTAAATCCTTAATTTTCGGTGACCTTTGTCGATCACCATGATTTTAACATTAAAATGATGGGTGAAATATCACCCAATCATATCTTCATCTACTTCTTCATCATAAGAAGGGAAGTGGTATTCCACTCTCACGGACTCAGGATCTCTCCCAAGAGACCTAAAGAGTAATTTGAACATTACTTCATCTCTCTTGGTGCACATCCCTGTTTCTAACACTTTTCTAATATCTCTTCTTGTGCTCAAACTAATAAGACTGTTTATAAAGTCATCCATCAATGGGTGGCTGACCATTGTAAGATCCATGTTCTCTTTGTAATGAGCAGGGCCAAACAAGTCGATGTCTGTGAAGTCAAACTTATCAGACATATAAGACCCCTCAAGATCTTCTGCTATTCCCTTGGCTACTCTCTCAAAACTCTCTATGTTGGTCTCCTCTAGAACCAGATTCATGATAGAATCAATGTCAATTGCTAATGGAGCTCCAGAGGAACCAGGTACGTACTGGAATGCACTGCCAATTTTTGATCTCAGGCATGATTCAGTACATATTTTGATAATCTGTGACAATCTTTCTGAGTCAATGGATTTAATTTGCCTCTTTCCCTCTGCGAGGTCTAATATCACATTTAGAAATGGAACCTGGAGTGCTTCACACCGGTACCAGGATCTGCTGGGCTCCTTCTGAAAGGATGCTAGAACATTCTGAACTGATTTATCTGTACTATTTCTAACCACCAAGGGACTCAGATCATTGTCATGAGCTGTATACGAAAGGACATGCATATCCCTTCCCTGATCTTTCACATAGAGATTGATAGTAGACCTTCTCACTTTCAGTTTCAAGTCTGACTCCCTCATAACAGATATTTCGGACAATCGGCCTCTAGTGACAAATATTGGTGCTCCATAAGGCTTGTCTGCTCCAAAAGGCCGAAAGTCAAAAAGCCAGTATCTAGGCTTATTGTGTCTCTTTCTCCTTGCCACATCCACACTATTGCTTATTCCAGCATCTTCAGCCCAGGCTCTGATTGATGGACCAATATCCCAAACTGAGCATGAATCTTGGATTGTAACCCCTGTGATGTAAGTAACTGACGTGTCAGAGCTTGTTATGTCTATCTGTATCTGGTGTCCATCCATTGTTCCTCTCCAGACGCCATCTCCTTTATATCTGATCTTGCCTTCCTTATCTTTAAAAGGTTTTTGCGGACAAACAAATCCTCCTATTGTGCCAGCTCCTGCGCTCTCTATTTTCTTCAGTGTTCCTTCTGGTGAGTTTGCCCAATGCTGGAAAATTCCCAGAACATTGCTGCGAGTCTTCTTATCTGAATCCTTAATAATGATTTCTGGCAGTTCCTGAAAAAGTCTGAGACATGTCTGTTTTTTATCCTCATCAGTGTAAGGCCCTTGAAGAGTGCAAAATAGGAAGTGCTTCATTACTTCAGAGGCACTACTCCTCTCCATGCCAATTGAATCATCCACATCTCTTAAATACCCACACTTTACAAAATTGTCTCTTATAACCATAGCCATTTTGCTCACTCCAGATCTCTTCTTAACAGGTGCTCCAGTAATTCTTACAACTCTGGCTTTATTTTCCATCCGAGCAAAAAAGTTCTTGATTTGTATGTGTGACCTCAAAGGAGATTGATCCAGAGTCTCATTAGGGTTGTCGGCTAGCCATGGGATAACAGCCTTGAGTCTCTCCCACTCATGGGAGAAGGCTGCTCCTCCAAGCTTGCTTTTCTGTGTTCCAAACCACTTGTCAGATACCAGTTTCTCAGCAGCAACTTTAAAGTTATGATGTTCTTCAAAAACAATCACTCGTGTCTGAGTTGCCTCTCTCTGATTAATTCTATGAGCATAGTCTATCCGTCCTCTATTAAAGACTACAGAGTCCAGATTTTGTAATTCTTCCACATTTGGAAACAAGAAGAGAATATCCTCCTTTGTGATATTATTTCCATTTCCAAAACCCTCATACATAGCCATCTTATGCAAAAGGCTGTACTTTGTTGAACCCAATATGCTGAATTCTGGATTCCCTGAGTCTTGGAATATGGCTGCAGAGAGAAAATACACTGCTGAAGCCATGACTTTGGCGACAGAATTGCCGGATGAGAGAGATGAGACCACCCCAGGGCTATGTATTTTCTCTGCAATTCTTAGAATGATCTCTTCTCCAGTCTGAGGTGCTCTGTACAGAATAACAGGATTCTCATTAATTCTATCAGCCCAGTCTTGTGGTATCTTGAGCCTCTCTCTTAGCTTTCGAAACTTTTCTCTAGACCCCCATTTCAGGGACGAGCTGAGTATGAGAGCACCCCCTGGGCTCACACTGCAAGCTTCTGGTTCTAGAGTGCTGGATGAGCCTGAGCTAGAGCCACTAACCTGACTACCTGCATCTTCTGTGTCTGAGTTACTTTCCTCATCTTCCTCCTCAATAGTTTCAACTATGTTCTTCCTGACCTTTTTCATGAAGTAAGCATAGATCTTCTGAAGATCTGTGCATGTGATAGCTTTGTACAGATTGTATCTAAATCCTCCAAGGCCAGCAGCATAAGGGTTGTCTAGCAAAAAGAATCCTAAGCCAGGATCTTTCCATCTAAGCACTGCTTTCCTGTACTCATAAAATAATTCAGAAACTCCCATGCCCATTAGCATATAATGGATAGTGCATTGAGATTGTTGGATGCATGATGCCAATGAGAATGATCCACCACCCTCAGTCACAGAAGTTAACAAATTTGCAGCTTCCTCCTGTCTTGCCACCAGCGTTTCAACCTCAGGAAGGCTGCAGCTAGCTGCAACCCATCTTATTGTTGGTCTGACATGTTGCGAATGGAAGTAAAACTCAGAGTTATACTCCATGGCAAAATCTGTATTTGTGGTTCCTTTCTCAGATTTTATAATACAGAGTAAAATCCCTAGTTTTCTCTTCATTCTAAAGCTTATTGAGGCAGCTACTTTGCACTTGCCAATGATCATCTCATCCTGACTAGGGAAGCTGATAATCATGCTGCTATCGTCTGATCCCTGCATCATGTCAACTACAATTTTATAAGACATCTCAGGTGCCACTTTCTGATTGAAGATCTTAGGAGTCAGGGATCTAATAAATTCTTGGTGAATGGTGTGGAGCAAAGATGAAGTGAAGTGTAGTATTCCCTGCATCATACCTGTCTTTGTTGTCAGATAAGTTTTCCCTGCTTCCATCCAAGGAACATTGATCTCACCATGAAAGGCCTTGTGAGCTGTTTGAACAAATTCATCTTGAATGTCCATTGCCTTAGATGAGAAAAGTACATCTAGGAACTTGACATTCATCATCATCCTCTTATTTGTGAACATCGAGCACCCTCTGACAATTATTGGCCACCACATTGGATCTGTAAATTCTTTGAGCATCATAGCAAACTTTGTCACAAAATGACCTTGGTTCCACTTCTTAGCATCATCAGAGGTTGCTGTGGTCCATACAGGTCCTTTGCAGTGTTTTCTTGCTCTTATCCCATGAGTTTCTGGGATCTTCACCTTGTTGGGTGGATTGCACAAAGTGTCAGATGGAAAGAAGCTCCCTATGCTCTTTGCTATCGCCTCCACTATGGATTGAACAATTCTCTCTTCTGCCCCCATCACATAAATCTCACGTAGCCCACCATGTTGCTGCTTTTTGAATAAACATATATGCATGGCTCCTCTGTCTTCTATTGTTCGCATACAATCCTCAAACTTCTCAATAGCAAGGGTGCTACCTGTGCTTGCAAATTCTGACATCTTAACAATTAATTTGTCTCTGGAATACCTTCTTTCTTTGCTAATATCCTTATACTCATACCAGCTATCATTGAAGTTGCTCGTGGCCTTAAGCGTTGCAAGGCGTTCTAAGGTTAGTGAATTTATCTCTCTCATTATTTGATCCTGAATCAGCTTCATGAAATTAGTCCCATGAATTCGAGAGAGCAGCTGCTTGGCATGCTCAGTACACTGTTTTAGATAACTCCTGCTGAATTCATGCATCTTTGGGTCCTCTGGATCTCCTGATCCTAGATACTTGTCATCATCAGGGCATAGGTGCTCGAGCTCTATTATCTTTTTGTACATCTTAGATAGAACCGTAGGCTCAGTTTCTTCTTCTTTGTTTTTGAAGTAACCATTGTAGCAAGAGCTTATCACAGGCTGTATGTCCTTCACATCACTAAGGCTTAGAGGATTGAATAATGATGACCAAGAGATCTGCCCTGCTCTTTTCTGTATGCAGAATGGTCTAGATGCCACTCTTCTCATACTCTGAAAAACCCTGTTCAGTAGAAGTACCTGAAGTTCACTTCTCAGAATGTATGGCAGCTTTTTAATCATCTTGTGAGGTTTCGGAAGCTCAGGTTGAGAAACAAAACCCTCCATCATAACGTACCTCATCAGTGTCTGCAATTCTTCAGTCTGTGCCTTGTCTTCTAGAAGTGTCAACATGCTAAATTTCACCATTTGACAAACATCAGCTGCAGATGAGCTTCTGTCAGTTGAGGTTATCTTCACTGAATTCCATGGCACAAAACCATAGGCTTCCGTCCAGAAATTCAAAGCTGCCTCTACAAGAGAGTTAGTCTTACATAAATTAGTGAGCTTGCTCAATTTGTAAGAAACAAAATCAGTCACAAGCAAGCCCCCACAGTCAATGTAAGACTTGAAGATCCTTCCTTGGCCAAGATCCGAATACCAATATGCTTTGTCTAGAGCAAAGGAAACAAATATGTGTCCTGATGAACTTGTGGGCTTTATTAGCATGTAAAAGGGAGAATTTAAAAGCCTCTTTACAATGTAAAAACTAGGTTTTACATGCTGCTTAACAGAGGCAGACAGTTCTGCTCCAATGACACTCACCATCTGGGTCCATGACCCAAGTGGAGTAGTCATAAACTCCTTATGATTGTCAAGAATCTCATTCCCACCCTCTCTGTCCACCATTGTTGGCTGATGGATTGAAGCAGCAACTTGCCTCAACTTCCAGTCTTCGGAGAGAATATTGTAAAGGTCCTCTGTAGGCCTGAACATTGATCTATCATTATCATTTAGAAAAGCCTCCAAGTCCCTGACATCATGATTTATTGAGAATGCTTTCTTGCTCCTCAGTCTATGCTCCTTCTGGGCAGCTCCATCCTTATGCTCTTTTCCTCTCACACCAAGACAAGAGGCATACTCTAATTCTTCATAGGACAAGTCAACTTTAACTCTATGGTATCTGGTCTTCTCATCTGGTCTGTCAGTTTGATCAGACATGGCAAACTCTAACTCAGCTAGTGGATCATCATACATCCTTTCAATCTCTTCCAGAGTTGCTGATTGGACAACCTTAGACCAGATCTTCCCCATAGGATGAACAGAGTCAACTTCTACCTTCCCGAGAGAACCTAAGCCTTTACCTCTGTCTCCTTCATACATTAGCCAGGGAGGGATCTGTATGGTACTCTTAGGATCAGTTTCATCTCTCATGAAATCATTACTCATGTACTCAGAGATGTAAGAGTCAATTGCATCATTGCACTCTTTTTTGTTGAGCTCTATTCGCTCTTCCATTGTTAGTTTACCATCCAAGAATGACTCTTTCATCATTTCATCCTGGCATTCTCCTAGCATTCTGCTAATCATCCTAGACATATAATCCTCATCGACTGGAGTGCTCTCAAACTTTTCAAAAACCTCTCGTTTAAACATGGGGAATTTTCTAGTAGTCTTTTCCCAGTCCATGTTTATGAGAGACACTATACCAGTCAGCTCACGATTCATTTTAGTCATCTCTGCATCATCTTCATCCATTCCAGCTAGTTTTAGTTTAAGAGTTTCAAATATGTCAACCGCCAGTCTGAACCTGTAGCACAACTCGTTAACCTCATCGTCAGTTAGGTCAACATTTGACCAGACTCCATCTCTATGCACTGCAATGACTATTAGAACCACTCTGAAATCAGAGGACCTGTTTCGGCATGGTATCTCGTATTTAGAAATTTTTGTTTGGGCAGCAACCCTGCAGGCTCCCTCGCCTCCTCTATTGGTGGTGAATTCAACAACATAACAAGTGCCTCCTTGTGACTGAATGATCATGTCAGGAGAGTTTGAGTCAAATCCGTCATTCTTTATTGGGAAAACAGAACTGAACTTTCTGTCAGTTCCATCACACAGATGGCCAACTGTCATATCATGAACAATGTTTGGTATCTCCTTGCTTCTGACCTTCATGACATCTCGAATTGTAGATCCTATGGTGCTTGTAGCAGAGTGAGGGATTGGGCTCAGATCAATCTCAACATGGTCCACATCTTCTTTAACTTCAAAAGTTGGCAACTCTAAGTTAAAGAAGGAGATCTCGTGATGTCTGAGATCTGGACACATGTAATCATGATCCAGGTTTTCAATCCTTCTTAGTATATCTTCCATGTTTGGGCTGCTTTGTG